ACATTATAGTAATATTTATTACAGTACATACTCATGATTTTATTGTAAAAACTTCAAATAATACTACATTTATAAATAATTTTAATTTTGCGTCAACACTAACATCTATCATACTTTCAGTAATAGCTATAATTTATACATTAATAGATGGCGCTCAAGGTAAGTCTGTACAAGCAAATATTGCAAATGCTGCAGATGGAATAAAAAAATCAGTAGATGAATTAAAAGGGGTAAGTGAAAAAATGAATAATATACAAAAACGAATAGATCAAGTAGAAGAAAATATTATTAAAAGTAATTCTGAATTAGCATATTCTTTTGAATCTAGTACTAAAAAAGTGAAAATAGATGATTCAAAATCTATTTCAGATGAATTAAATAATATAATTGGAAATTTTTCAATGGCCAGCTTAAGAAACTGTTTATTGTTTTATCTATCATTTAAAGAAAAAAAAGATATAGAACTATTATCGTACAACAGATTTTTTAATAAGCACTTAAAAATGGCTGGTTTTCAACAACAAGACATTATTGGCAGCATCTTATCAACATTAGATTTAATATCATCTTTAGGGTATTTAGAATATACAGTAGAAAATAACGTAATGAAAATTATTAATTTTAGTGACGAATTAAAGGATGCATTAATACCTCATATAGCTAAAGAAGATGAATATTCAGACATGTCAGATGGAATATATTTTGGAACTGTATATGAATTTTTTAAAACAATGGATTAATTTTAGAGAATATTATTTAATTAATATAATGCGAGTTTAATAGATTAGTTTAAAAAGCACAACATGAATAAATTAATCAATACATTTAATAGAGTAAATATTTTCGTCCGATTTAAAAGTCATATACTTATTATATATATATATAGTATGTGACTTTTAAATCGGACGAAAAATAATATAAATACAATCATTCATCAAGCAACCCAAAGGGTTGCTAAGGCAAACGAAGTTTGCCTTAATGTATTAATTTAAATTAATAAATAATTAATAATTAGAGTAATTAAGATGCTATATATAATTATAATAAATTAATATACAATCACTAAGAATATAGCAAGTTGCGAAACTCCGTTTCTTCACTTGCATTGTTAATGAGTAGAAATTAATTTTTACTCAGACAAGTGTTTATCTTTTCTCTTTTAATTGTTTTAGTTTAAAAATATCTTTTTAATTATTTCTAAATAGTATAAGGTGTCATCAGTACATCTTATACTATTTTTTTAATAATATAATAGTTAGTTTCAAAAATTCCATTTTTTCAACTAAGGATAGTGAGTAAAATTAATTTTTTACAGATCCATTTCAAAACTCTTTTAATTATAAAAATAGTATGAGATTTATATCTTATACTATTTTTTTTATTGTGTAGTATATAACGTAAGCTGCGAACTCCGTTCTTAGCTTACTTTGATAGTGAGTGAATAATACCCTTTTATTCACGACCATTCAAAAATTTATTTATAAAGAACCAAAGAATACTAGATCGAACTTGAAAAATCAAGAAGGCAAAATTAAAAAAATAGTACAAGATTATATTTCTTGTACTATTTTTTTTATAATCACTTATTAAATGTATATAGGCAAGTTGCGGAACTCCGTTCCTCACTTGCATTGTTAGTGGAACAAAATTTGATCATGTTGGTATACAAATCTTGCACCTAATGGAATGAATAATTTCATTAATAAATAGTAAGGAAGTAATTTCTTCCTTACTATCTCCTTTTTTTGTGAGGTGAAAAAATATGTTATACAGTCTATGTGGTAGATGTGGAACAAGGATTCCATATAGATCAAAATATTGTGATAAGTGTTTATCAGTTGTGATGGAAGAAAAACAACATATACATAAAGTAAAAAGCAATAAATATAATGCTGACAGATATTATAGAGATCGAGAAAATAATAGTTATCGATTATTTTATTCCTCTAAAGCTTGGAGAGATAAGAGAAAAGAGATTCTAGAAAGAGATAATCATGCCTGTGTGATCTGTAGTGAACTCTATAGAATTACAATGGCTCAGGATGTTCATCATATTTTAAATCTTAGAGAGAATTACGATCTTAGACTAGATAATGATAACTTAATTTCACTTTGCTCAGATCATCACAAAATGGTTCATTCATTTGGAGCAGATAACAAAGAAAAGCTGCTTAAATTGGTTGAGCATTTGAAGTTAAAAGATGAACACATCGCAGCATTAGAATCAATATATAAATAGATTATATAGAAGGTACAAAGTGGAGAGTAGAAATGGACATTGAATGATTAAAAAGAAAAAACCGTATTTTGTATATATGCACCTATACAAAGGCAAACCAGTTTATATAGGCAAAGGCACAGTTGACTATTGTAAATGTAAACGTAAAGGTGGATATGATGATAGAGCAAAAAAATTTAATAAAAGAAATCAAAGATATACAAACTTCATTAATGAAGTAGGCAAAGAAAACATAACAATAAAGATAGTAGCCAGATTTGATGAAGAGTCTGAGGCTTTATGGTTAGAGGATAAACTACATGAAGTACATAATAACCTATATAGTTTATCTAATAAGGAAGTAGCAAAGCTAAATGCTAGTCCAGCAAAACCAGTAGTTCAATTAACTTTAGATGGTGAATTCATAAGAGAATATGAAAGTGAGGCATCTACTAGTTTGAATGGATTTTCATCAAGAAGAATTAGCGAATGTTGTAATGGTAAACGTAAGTTGCACAAAGGTTACAAATGGATGTTTGCTAAAGATTATTATTTAAAAAAATAAATTTTTAATGTGGGGGAGATTGGAAATTTATTTTTAGGAGAGGAAAAAAACCCAAAGCGAGGAGTCAACTAAAAAATAAATCTACCCTAAACTAAAAAAAATCGAAAATATAACAATAATATAAAATTAATTATAAAAATATAAAAAAGAAGGTGAGAGAATGGCAAGACCGAGAATACCAGTAGAATTACAATCAAAGCACCTATCAAAAGAAGAGAAGGAAAATCGATTAAAAGCAGAAGAGTCATTAGTTGGCGATAGAGATTTATTAGCAGTACCACCTGATATTCTAACAGAGCCTGAAAAAGAAATTTATATGGAACTGGTTAAGCCATTGCTACACATTAAAGCATTAGCAAATGCAGATAGAGAAATATTTGCTATATGTGCAAATGCAAAGTATAGAATGTTACAAGCTAATGAACTAATAGAAAAATATGGCTTAATGGTTGAAAAAGAGAATACTAAAACACATAGAGTAGAATTAGTAGAAAATCCTGCTGTTAAAACCTATAGAACTTATGAGGGTATCTTTAATAAAAATATGAGTGCAATAGGAATGAGTGCAAGTTCAAGATCTAAATTTGCTGCTAATGTTGAAACAGAAGAAAAAGAAAATAAACTGAGTGAAATTCTTGAAGGATTAAGAGGCTAAATGTTTGAGTTTGACAATGAAGTTTATAATACAAGATCCTATAAATATTGTGAAAGAATTTTAAATGATCAGATTCCAAGCAATATATGGATGAGATTATTTGCAAAGAAATTTATTATCGATATTGAGAAAAGTAAGGAAGATGATTATAAATATTATTTTGATGCCCAAAAGGCAAAATTTATTCATAATTTCATATATCAATTGAAGTATACTGAAGGTTTAAAGGTTGGGCAAAATATCGTATTGGCAGATTTTCAGGCTAACATTGTAGAGAATGCTTTTTGCTGGAGATTGAAAGAAGATCCTTCAATTTATAGGTACACAGATATAGTTATTTATTTACCACGAAAGCAAGGTAAATCTTACATTGTATCTATGCTTGGCCTAATCGCAATGATGTTAGAGCCAAATGCCGAAGTTGTAAATGGTGCTGGAAAACAGACACAAGCACAAATATTAGTTAACCAAGCAATTAGATTAGTTAATAGCAATTCAGATTTAGCAAGTCATTTTAAAATCTATAAAAAATATTTAGAATTTCAAGGTAGTACATTTAAAGCAGTATCATCAAATGCAGTTAGCATGGATGGTATGAATATATCAACTTGCATTATCGATGAGGCAAAAATAGTTGATAGAGCATTAAGGGACTCATTAACAAGTGGTTTCTTAATGAGAAAATCACATCAAACTTTTATGATCAGTACAGAATATGATGTAAATACCGAAGATAATTGGTATGAGGAAATGCTGGATTATAGCAGAAAAATATTAGAAGGCATTTTGCCAAATGAAAGAATACTACCTATCATGTATGGACTTGATAATGCAGAAGAAATTCACGATAAAAATCTGTGGGTTAAAGCTTGTCCAATACTGGAAGAAATACCAGCAACATCAATTGAGGACGAATATAAAAAGGCTTTAGAAAATCCAGCCATAATGAAGAACTTGCTTATAAAACAATTTAATGTGCCTCAAAGATCCAGTAATAGAGAATGCTATATTAATATGGATAAGTGGAAAAAATGCGAAGTTGAAAAGATTGATTTTACAGGTAAAGAAATAACAGTATCAGTCGATATGTCAATTTCAACAGACTTGTCAGCAGTTAATATGATGTATTACGAAAATGGGGTATATTATACAAAGTCAGTAGGTTTTTTACCAAGAGAAAGTTTAATGGATAGAAAAGAAAAATTTGATTACATATTATCTGAGAGTTTAGGAGAATGTTATATACTTGATGGAGCAGTTATAGATTATAACTATGTAGAGAATTATATTAGAAATATTCCGAATAGGTTAAACTGTTCAATCAAAGCAATATGTTTTGATGCTTACAATAGTAATCAGATGATGATGAACTTAGCTAAGGAATTTGATGTAATTGAGATTAAACAAAATTATTTCAATTTGAATACTCCTACTAAAGAGTTTAGAAATGCAGTTTATTTAAATAAAGTAAAATATGAGAAATCAAATTTATATACATGGTGCATGAGTAATGCAATTACAAGAACAGATGCACAAGAAAATTATATGCTAGATAAAAGTAAATCTAAATATAGAATAGATTTAGCAGTAGCAACTATATTTAGTTTTAAAAATGAATATATACCAGAAGAAAAAAATGAAATTAATTTAGATGATGTATATATTGTTTAAATAGAAAGGAGCAAAATGGGAATATTTAGTGGTTTTAGTACTTTTAAAGCAGCTCAAGCACAAGCAGAAGAATTTAATGCAAGTGAAAATATAAACATTGAATTCACAGGCTTTAGCAAGGTAAATAGAGAAGTTGCTTTTAAATTATCAGCACTTTTTAGTGGAGTCAATTTGATATCAGAAACAATTGCATCATTACCTATTTATAAATATAGGATTAATGAGAATGGATCTAAAATTAGAGTTAAAGAAAATATAAATTATATACTTAATCGTTCATGTAATGATTATTTAACTGCATTTGATCTAAAGGATTTATTTGTTAAATCAGCCATATTGGAAGGCAATGGATTTATCTTAATCGTAAAAAATGATTTAGGTATTATAGAAAAATTAGTACCTTTAAAACGTTCAGAGGTTGAAATTAGAAAAGTTGTTGGGAAAGATGCTTATAAATATTATGTAAATAAAGAAGAATACAGAGGCATCTATGAATATTATGATTTAATAAATTTATGCCTTAACTCAGAAGATGGAATACATGGAAAAGGCATATTAGAAATTGGTAGAGAGTCCATAGGATTAGGACAAGCTCAACAAAAATTTTTAGGTGCTACTATTTCAAATGGATCCTACATGAAAGGGATACTTACAACTCCAAGCAGCTCATCAAAAGATCAGAGAGAGGATCTAATGGCAAAGATAAAAAGATTCTTTAGTGGGGGCAATAGCGGTAGAGTTCTAGTGCTACCTGAAGGATTAAAATATCAGAATATTAGTTTGTCACCAGCAGATGTTGAACTATTGCAGATGCAAGAATTTAATATCGGAGAGATAGCTAGACTGCTAAAGATTAGTCCTCATTTAATCGGCGGTGAGGTCAAGAGCGGTAATTATGGAACTTTAGAGCAATCAAATTTACAATTCTTACAATATACATTATTGCCTTATTTAAGACGAATTGAGGAGTTATTTAATAACTTCTTATTAACTGAAGACGAAAAGGAAAGCGGAGATTACTTTTTTGAATTCAATATAGATAACTTATTAAGAGTTAACAAATCAGAAGAAATCGATTATTATACAAAAGCTATAGATGCTGGAATAATGTCCTTAAACGAAGTAAGAACTAAATTAAATTTAGATCAAGTAGAAGGTTTAGATATCATAACATTGAGCAAATTTAATTCTATAGTACAAGATGGAAAAATTGTAAATACAGTTATGAATGAAACTGTTAAACAAGAGCAAAAAGAACAACAATAAAAATAAAATAAATCGAAAGCATAACAAACCAGTAGCAAAAAGCTAGTGGTTATTTTGTTGTGCAAAAAAATAATTTAAATACGAAAGGAATAAAATTATATGTTAAAAAACAAAAGATTAATGGAAAAAAGAAGTATGCTTTTAAGAGAGGCAGAAGAATTACAAGAAAAAGTTGAAAAAGATGAAAATGGAGAAGTACTTGAAAAATTAAAAGAAGTCTTAGATAAAATAGAGGCTATAGATGAAGTACTTGAAAAATTAAACAAAAGTGCAGACAAAACTGTAAAAGATGATGATCAAGATAAAGATGAAAAAGATGCAGAAACTAGAAGTAGATTATTAGCAGGTGAAGAAATACAAGTCAGAGATATGACTAGCGCTAATACAAAAGGTATAGCAACTTTTAATGGTGATATAGTAACACAAAGACCAAAAGAACCAACATTAAAATCTTATGCTCGAATAGAATACTTCAATGGCAATACTATAGTACCTGTACAAAAGAACAAAATGGGTAAATTAGTAAAAGCTGCAGAGCTTGCTGAAATAACTAAAAAGGATGTACTTGTAGAGCAAGTGGATTTAAGACCTGAAAAATATGCTTTATTAACTGTTATATCAGAAGAATTATTAAATGATGTATCTTATGATGCAGAGGCTTTAATAAGAACTGAAGGATTAGAGGCTATAGATGAAACTATAGTAGCTATGATGGCAGACACTTTAAACAAAGCTGAAGGAACAGTAAAAGTAGCTCCAAAAGCACCTGAAACAATAGCATTAGAAGATGTTAATGGTTTATATTTTGGTTTAAAAGCAGAGTATAGAAAAAATGCTGCATGGGTAGTTAATAGTAATCATTTAAAAGCTTTATTTAATTTAGTTGGTACAGATGGCCAACCAATACTAACTAGAGATTTAACAACTCAATTTGGATTTACTATATATGGTAGACCAGTTGTTGAATGTGATGATATCAAAGACATGATGTTTGTTGATATGGAAAAAGCATTAGTTGTTGGAGTAGGAAAAGACGCACAAGTAAAAAGAAGCGATGATGCATATTTTGCAACTGCTGGAATAGCATTTAGAACATCAATACCACTTGATGTAAAATCTTGTATAGAAACTGCTGCTGCTAAATTAGCTGCATAGTTATTGATAAAAAAAGAGTTGCTATAAATTAATATAGTAACTCTTTTAATAGTTTTAAGAGGTGAATATATGAAATGTAAAGTTATAACTGCACCTTTTTATTGTTTACATCTACAAAGAGTTTTTCAGACAAATGAGGTTGTAGAAATTGAAGATACAAAAAGGGCTAAAGAGTTAATAGATGCTGGAATGCTCAAAGAGATTAAATCTACTAAGAAGAGAAAAGTAAAGGTTGATAAAGATGCTTAGTATAGCCGATATAGATTTAAAATATGTTAAACACTATCTTAGAATTGAAGATGAGTTTGAAGATGATGATCAAGAAATACTTATGTTTATTCAAATTGCAATAGCACACTTGAAAAATGTATGCGGATTAAATGATATAGAATTTGATGAGGCAAATACTTTAATACCTGCTTTATTAATTTTAATATCAGAGATGTATGAATACAGATCAGCACAGATAAATAGTAATTCAAAAGCAAATCCAATTATCGAGAGATATATAAATGCCAATAGGAAATTTTTATAAATGTTTAATATTGGTGAATTAAAAGATGTCTGTGAAATCCACAAAATTGTAAAGAGTGCAAATCGATTAGGTATAAAATCAACTGATACTCAAAAATTATACACACTAAGATGTAAAATAAAATATCAAAGTTCTAATGAATATATATCATCTAACAGAGAAAATGCAACTCAGACAGTAATATTTTTATTATTTACTAGAAGATCCATTTATTTAGATAATATAGTAATTTATAAAAATGAAAAATATGATATAAAACATATCAATCCATATGGCAATACTGGATGGGTAGAGTTGACATGTGAGGTGCGAAAATAAATGTCATTAGAATTCGATTTAAGTGAACTAAGCAAAAAATTATCGGAGTTAGAAAAAAAGGCATCTAAACAAATAGTTAAGAAAACTTTATTAGCTGGAGCAGATCCAATACAAAAAGCCTTAGTGGATTCAGCACCAATGGATACTGGAGAACTAAAAAGAAATATAAAATCGGCTAAAAATATTACTACTAAAAAAGGTAATAGCACAATTGATGTAGGTGTTACAAGAAAAGAAGGAGCAGCACAGAGAATAATAGATCGAGCTTACTACCAACATTATGGAAGTAGGAGCAGAGCAGGTACTTACTGGATGGATGAAGGTTTCAGAAAAGGTATTGAGCCTGCAAAAGAAAAAATGATAGAGGTTCTCAGAGAGGAATTAAAGTAATATGATAAATTCCAAAATAAGAGAAATATTAGAGCCATTAGAAATACCAATATATTGGCTAGAGTACAATGGGGATGATAAACAATATATAATATTTCAAACCACAAGTCAAAACAATATCAGATATCATGATGATGACTCACATGATGAAGAAATATATATTAGTTTGATTTATTGGTTTTATGAGTCTGTAGATGCAGATTTAATAGAAAATAATTTAAATAAAATTAAACTTTTATTGAAAGAAAATGGCTTTAAAAAGCTTAATGAAAGTGATCTAAAGGATAGTGGAGAGCCATATTATGCAAGATCACTATATTATAAATATATAAAAATGGAGGAAATTTAATGGCAAAGACTGGACAAATCGGTTTAGACAATTTACATATAGCATTAAGAGAAAATGATGAAAATATAAAAGCAGATACTGCTTTAAAAATCGCTGGATTAGTTACTGCTGATGTAGAAATAGATATGTATTCTGAGAGTTTATATGCAGATGATGTTGTAGCGGATGTAGTTAATGGATTTAGTGAAGGGACTGTTACAGTAGAATTATTAGGATTATCTTTAGATGAATATGCTAAAATTACAGGTCAAGAAATTGTAAAAGGCGTAGTTGTCGATAATGTAAATGTAGTCGCACCAGAGTTAGCAATGACATTTAGATCTTTAAAATCAAATGGTAAATACAGATATGTATCAATACCAAAAGTAAAAGCATCTGTTAAAGGAGAATCATTTAAAACAAGAGAAGATGGTGTCGAAGTAGTAAATGCAGAAATAGAGTTCTCTATCATACCACTTGAAAATGGAGTATGGAGAGTTAGAGCAGACGAAGATGGTAAAGAAGTGGATGCAGCATTCATAAAATCATTCTTAACTTCATTCCCACAATCAGCTACTACAGTATCATCATTATCTAAAGCTAGTAAAAAAGAAGTAGTAGCTTAGAAATTTATTATAAAAAAGCGACCTTCTGAGAGCCAATTTAAGGCTTTTGGATTTAATGGGTAAGGTATTTATACCTATAAATAATGAAAGGAAATAACAATTATATGAAAATAACAGTATGTGGAAAACAGTATGATATAGTATTTAATTTTGGAGTACTAAAAGAAGTTTGTGAAGAATGCGAATGCAATACACCAGCAGTACTTGAAAAAATTTCTCTAGGAGATTTAAGAGTCTTATCTAGTGTAATAAAACATGGAATACTATTTAACCATGAGGATTTTGATGTAGAACTAGTAAATAAAATGCCAATTGGCGAAGTATTGGACTCATTTGTAGTTGTTGGTAAATTAGTAGCCGATGGTATGCCAAAGGTTAAAGAATCTAAAAAAACAAAAGTAAATTAGAAGAAAACGAAGATTGGGATTATAATTATTTGATGTACATATGGTGTACATTATTACATCATAATTTAGATGATTTTTATAAAGTTACACCAAGATTTTTATTTGAACAATATGATATATATTTGAAAATGAATGGTTTAGAAAAGGTCGAAGAAAAACCAAAGAAACAAATGTATGTGGAAGATTTCTTTTAATAACATAGGAGAGTAGGAGAGTTATAAAAATATTTTATATTTTCCTATTCTTCTTTTTTTTTAAGAATTAATTTTATACTATTAAAACTTTATTTATTAAAGTAAAACTAGTTATAAATTATTTCATTGGTGTATGATCCAACTCAATTCATATTAAAAAAACAATTGAATACTTAAATAATTAAAGTTATTAAATATTTTATAGAAAGGAATAGAAAAATGGCAGAGCAACAAACTATAAGCGAATTAATTGTAAGCTTAGGGCTTGATAGTAAAGATTTTGATAGTGGAATACAAAACGTAAACAAGAGTACTAAGCAAATGGAACAAGCATTCCGAAATAGTAAAAAGGCTTTAGAATTAAGTGAAAAATCCATTGATGATTATAACAGAGCAATTGATAGTGGCGAAAATGTAATTAAACAATATGAAAAGAAAATTGAAGAACTTACAAAAGCATATCAAAAGCAAGAGCAAAAACTAAGATCTTATACTCAACAACAAGCTGAATTGCCACAAAAAATTGAAGAGGCAAAAAGAGAATTACAAGAATTAGAACAAACTTTAGGCAAAAGCTCAGATGAGTATAAACAAGCTGAGAGCAATCTAAAAGCTTATGAGCAACAACTAAATGGGATAGACAGAACCATAAATACTGCGGTGAATAGTTTACGTTCATTAGAGAATCAAATACAAGGTACTCAAAATAGGATGCAACAAGCAGAGAATGAAACTCAGCAATATAGAGAAGAATTAGGTAGAGTAGGAGATGCTGCATCAGGAAATGAAAATAGCAATTCCATATTTGATAGATTAAGAGAGTCTATGAGTGGGGCAAATATAGAGGCATTCACAGGAGAAATCGGTGGACTGGATAGAGCAATGGGAGTGTTAAAAGGTGGTGCAGTATTAGCTAGTGCTGCTATTGCTGGTATATTTGTAGCAAATGTGTTAAATGCTGCGAAAGAATATGATCAAGTAATAACTGATCTACAGATTAATTTAGGTTTAACAAAAGATGCTGCTGGAAATATGCAAGAGAAGATAATGCAGTTCTCAGATGGCGGTTATAATATTGAGTCAATTTCTGAGGCAGTAGAATTATTATCACAAAGATTCAAAATGAGCGATTCAGAGGCTGAGAGAGTATCCAAAACTATGAGTATCCTTAATGGTTATGGTTACGAAACCAATGATATGGTTAGATTTCTTCAGATGAGCTATGATAATTGGGGTTATAGTGCAGAGGATGCATTAGGACTTATTATTAAAGGCCAACAAAGTGGTATGAATATAGCTGGTGACTTTATGGATACACTAATAGAGTATACTCCTATACTTGGACAAATGGGTGTTAGTGGTCAAGATGCATTCAATTTAATATCTAGTGCTATGCAAGATACTGGAATGGATTCTGATAAAGTTGCAGACATGATGAAAGAATTATCATTAACAATTACTGATGGATCTACCTCATCAGCAGATGCTTTAAAAAGTGTTGGTATAGATGTTAATGATTTAAAAGGTCGAATTGATAGTGGTAAGATCACCATGACTGATGCATTTAAAGAAGTTAGTGGTGCGATATTAAATGTAGGAGATGAAACTAAAAGAGCGCAGGCATTACAAGATATATTTAAAGGTACAGTTGAATATGGTAATGATACAGTTCTACAATCATGGGTTAATGTAAAAGATAGCACTATCGATGCAGAAGGGGCAATAGATCAAGTAACTCAAGCATATGAAGAGTCATATGCAGCAAGTCAACAAGATTTCTCTAATAGCTGGGCAGAATTATCTCAAACTATAGGATCATTATTACTACCAGCTATGACGGCAGCAATGGATGGTCTGACTGACTTCATAAACGGAGTACAAATAGGTGTCGATAGTTTTGGATTAAATATTCAAACTATGGCCAATCAGTTAAAAGCTTGTATATTAGAAATAGGAATATCATTATTAGAGCATCTAGCAAATTTACCATTTGCCGATCAAATAATGCCGAACTTAGATTCTACATTACAAGGAATGAAACAAGCCCACAAAGAAACAATTGAATATATTCAAAACAATGAAAGCCAATTAAAAGAAAATGCTAAAAAGATAAATGGAGAGTATAAAACAGATAAAGAAAATACTTTTAATTCTGTAGCTCAAACTGCTGATACTAAAACTAAAGAAATGGCTCAATCTGTAGATAATAATACTAAAGCTGCAAAGGATAGTGCAAAGCAAAATACAGATGGATTAAAATCTGATTTAGAGTCATCACTTTCAGGATTAGGAAATATAGCAACAACTAAAACTGGTGAGATCCCAAAAGCAACTCAACAGAATTTAAGTGAGTCATCTAGAATAATCCGCCAATTTGGATCAGATGCCTATAATGGAGTAAGAACATCATTTAGTAAATTAGAACAGTCAGCAAAACAATCAATGACTTCATTGTATAAAGGTGTAACAACTAGCATGAGCAAAACAAAAACTGGAGTTATGCAAGATGCCACAACTATGTACAATCAAAGTAAGAAATCATTTGAGGCTTTAAATAGAGCTGGTAGAAGTTCATTTACAGAACTTTATAGAGGTACAACAACATCAAGCAGTAAAATGAGAACTAAGGTAATAGCTGATTGGAATGCAATTAGAGCGGCATTGAGTAAAGATATTACAGGAAAAGTATCTATTAAGAAAACTACTACAGTATCAACTCAGACACAATCACAAGCACAATCAGGCAATGCAAAAGCAGTATCCTTTGCTGCGATTCCTCAATTAGCAAATCTAAATACAGAGGTGGCGACATTAGATACAAGCACTTTGGATTACAATTCCACTAGCACATATAAACCAAGTCAATTAGTATCCAATAGAAAAGAAGAAAAATTAAGTAATAATATTCTTAGTGAATTAACAGATCAAAATAAAATGCTTAAACAAGCATTAGTTTATTTGTTAAAAGATAATGAAATAAATATAAATACAAGTGTACAACTTGAAGGTAAAGAAATCGCAAAAGCAAGTGCAAAATATATGAAGTCAGAAATAAGTGCGATAGAAAAAAGAGAAGGTAGATTAGCGGGTATGAGCTATTAGGGGGTAGTTAAAAAAGTGAATGAAAGAAAAGTAGTACAGATTGAGTTAATCGCAAATATAAAAAATAGGTTAACAAATGAAGTAGTAACCAAAAAAATCTATTATATTTATAAAGTCCAAAATGAAATATTAGAGATGATTTTAAGTGATGAATATTATAAAAAGTATCCATATTTTATGCCATTGGATAGTGAATATGAAAAATATTTTAGATTGTTAAAAACTAATGAAACTATAAAGAATTTATGTTTATATGAAACATTAGATGTAAATGATTATAGAGTTTTAATAGATAATCAGGTGATTTATGAAAATAAAAATTTATTAAAAAATTAGGCAAATGTTTTACATTGTCAGTACAAAATGGATAACTATATAGTGAAGGCTAGAACTATTCTAGTAATAGTTTTAGCCTAACAAAAATAAAGGAGAAAATAAAAATGGATATTAAAAGAGTTAAGAGTGAAGCAGTAAAAATTAATTTACAGGAAGGAAATCAATTTAAATTTGTATCACATGGAACAAAAGCATCGGCCTATATAGATGTAATACAATTAGATGACAGTATGTTTACAAATTATTATAGTGCATGGTGTGGATCGGATGAAGAGGTATTCGCTACAGATGATTTCATTAAAATTGAATTCAAAAATAGCTTAGATATCTTGGATCAAGTAGTAACTTTAGATAGTATCGAGTATGTATTCTATTTAGCAAGTGCTGGAGATCTTAAAAAATCTACTGCTATGTATATCAAAAAAGAGTTAGCAGATACTCTAGGAGTTGAATTAATTAAATATAGTACAGGCAATATAGTAAACAGATTAGAAGGTAGAAATGTAGTAATTAATAAGATACAAGCATATATAAGTTTTATGTTTAGTGGAGCATATAAAACAAATATAAAACCAAATGTTGTAGTAATCGAAGAATTAAAATATAAGTATTGTGGAATACATACAGTTATAAAAGATCTTGATACTCTAGAATTTGAAGAAAAAGAAATTGAAACAGAGTTAATATCACATGATGGTCAAGGTGTAATATCTTTAGAGTTGGCCGAGAGAATAAAACAAGAACTTAATAGCAGACCAAATAGCAAAAAAATTAAAAATATTGAATGGATCACATTTAGATTGTACACAATTGGTGGAAAGGGTATGTGTATTGCTGCTGATATAAAGGCCAAACTAGAGGAAGTATATAATAAATTTGGTGATAGTGAAGGCTTAAAAAAGATAGATGATGATCTATATATAAAAGATATTTATAGCAATTGGCATAATGTAAAAGATGTAGATATGATATTAAATGAATCACAAACTAAGTTGATAAAATATTTTGATTCAATTGAGGATATAGAAAAATCAAAGAGTAATATTCCAAATGAATATAGCGATATAATAAATTCTTTATATATTTGTAAATATAATGAGAACAAATTAAGAACAGATAAAACAATGCTAAATTATCAGTTTACTCAAGCATTAGCTTTAAGTTATAAAGACATGATATCTTTAGCTAAAGATGATAAAACATTATTAGAGCAATCTCTAAAGGATGTAAATGCAATGTTAGTTGTTAACCAATTAGCAGATATTAAAGAAACTATAGACGATGATATTATACATAATAATAGTTTTGACATAGCCTTAGACTTAGTTAAATATGATGAGGCATTTTTAAAAGATAAATTAGTATTAGAGCAAATCAGAAAATTATATATAAGCAAGATCAAGAAATTATCATATGGAAAAATTCACATCAAAGACATGGCCTACAGATTAATCGTACAAGATCCACAAGTATATTTTAATTTTATAGCAACTAGGGATATGGAAACTGCTAGAGATAATGATTGTCTACAAGCAAATGAAATATCTGTAGTAGGTAGACCAGATGGCCAAAGAACTGTAATAGGTAGAAATCCATTAAGTTCACATCAAGAAATGATTAAATTTGAAAATAAGAGTAACGATTATATAAATTCATTAGGATATAAATCAAATAGTATGATAGTAGTTAATTCATATGATGCATTACTACATAGAATGTCAGGAGCTGATTGTGACGGGGATACTGCAGCAGTAATGGTTGACGATACTATTTATGATAGTGTAATAGAATTAGATACACCATTATTTTTTAATACTTTAGATGGTGCAAAAGTTGAAAGTTTATATACTAAAGAAAATATAATTGAAATAACAAAATTAACTGCTGGAGATAAAATAGGAAGTTTAGCATTATGTAATGCTGGACTAATGAACAAATGCAATGAACTACCTTTATATGATTATAGAGTTAATCAGGAGATATCATTAGATGATCTATTCAAATGCGAAAAGCAAAAAGTGATTGAAACATGGGATGGAGAAAGCAATATTAATCAACAAACTTATTCCAATATGAATGAATTATTTAAAAATAAAACTGTAGTTAATGGTATTTTTATCATGAACAATAAGCAATTAAAAAACTATATAAAAAATAATCACATGAAATATAGATATGAACAATATTTAATATTAGTTGCTCAACAATGTGCAATTGATTGCAGTAAAACAGGGATGGATATTCCTAAAAATATTAAAGATAGAATTAAATTATTTAGTGAAAAGCCAAGTTTTTTAAGATATACAGGGGATGGCAGAAATAAAGGCTTACTATTCAGAAACTCAGTTTTAGATACTTTTGCTAAAAATACATTCCATGAAATGAATAATAAAAGACTAGAGTTATTAGATGATGTATCTGTATCAGTAAATGAGGATATAACATTAAATAAATCATACAAGAACACTAATGTAATTAGAAATCAATTAAAAATTGCTAGTAAAGATGCAGATGAAAATAGAGCAATTAAATTGGCTGCTTATATCAAACCTCAGCTTAAAAAATATGCAGAAGTAACTAAAAAGATATATGTTATGAAAAAAGGTAATCAAATATCAGATGATGATAAGATAGCGATCTTAAATAAAGCAGGTTTTGAACTAGGTCAATTTTTAAAAACTTGTTATAAAAACTGCAAAGATAATTTAAATTCATATACATTAGATGATTTAAATTTAGCTTTATATATGATAAATATTAATTCAAAATATATAATCAGATATATACCTGAACTTATTATTCATAATGTAATGCAAACCGCAGAGATGAAAAAGGTATTTATAAAAGGTAAAATAGATAGACCAGATGGCAAATTGATTACTCTAGGAAATAAAGAATATACTTTGATATATGAAGAGATCAAGAAAAAAGATATAGAGGATTCAGTATTACAACATAGCCTTATTGATTTAAAACGTAAAAGAATGAATGAAGGCTCAGTAATTCAACTAAAAAGCCATGCTGGAATAAAATTTGGTATAGGTGTACAATATATATTGAAAAGAAAAATAGATAATAGATTTTTATGGCAGGCTATTGATTCAGATGGTGTTATAGTAGATGATGTAAGACTAACTGCTGGATCTAAAGAATTTCACTCAGATAGTGATGAATTATCTGTTATAATAGAAAGTTATAAAGGAAAATCAAAAACTGGAAAATATGAAAGTTGGTATGTAGAAAGATGTGCATTAAGCACATCTTTTTTTTTACATTTTTTATATCTAAAGGATAACTATCCATTGAATAATTTATTTCTGAAACATGTAACAAAATAAAAATAAACTTCATATATTGATTAATATGAAGTTTATTAGATTGGGGGGTATATTATGAAATCAAAACTTGATACGTTACCAGTTATAATAACTTATTCAGATAAAAAAATAGATAAAGATAGATTATTTAAAATTTTTTATGATATCATAGAAGAACAAGAGGCAAAGGAAGAGAGGGAAAGAGAGGATGATTTAGATGAGGAAAAAGAATGTTTGTCTAATGCGAGTTAG